CAGATCTTTCAGCATCTTACATGAGATTGATGGAAGCCTTAAGCACATCTACGGCGATCTCAACGTCTTTAGATGNTTCTGTTGGTACTACTGCTGCCACTGGAATGGCCAAAGCATCAAAAAGCATATGGCAGACTATGTGGGATTACCTAAAAAAGATACCTGGACAGCTGTTTGGGGGCACTGGAGGATCTGGAAAAAGTGCTAGTGACCCTAGTCAGTTAGGCATAGCTAAGGTTTTAGAAATACTAGCTTCTATAGACTTGTGTTCTGTGATAAACACGTTGTCTAATCTTAAAGGAAAAGCGATATTTGATCCAAATAACCCACCAAAAGAATCAGGACTTCCATATACTAAATGGAAAGTACAAAAGGCGGCATATGACATCCAAAAAAGCCTGGATGCATTTTCTGCAGTATATGAAGCAACATCAGATCCTGCTGCTACAATAAACAACTTGCTACTAGAGCTTGTTCCACTGCTAGAAGTAATAGTGGGACCTGCCTATTTAGGAGATCCTCAGATAAAACAATCATTTCCACAGACCTCGCCCTTCAACAATTTTATATCAGATCTAATACAAAAGCTGCTTAAAACAGAGAGGATAAACAATTCTAATAAGCCAGCAATAAAATCTATACTGACTTCAGTCGGACTTTTAAGACAGATATGCGTATTAATACAAGGCCTAACATCTCCAGCCAACCTGGCATCATATACAAGTAGCATTATAGATCCAAAGGTCGTGAAGTCTATAGATAGGCTTGGAGTAAATAACATGAACGTAAAGCAGATCATCGTGACTCTTACCCAGGTTCAAAAGAAACTAACTGCGATAGAAAGAACTCTTGCTGTAATAACAAACACCCTGTCTAGGGTGCAAGCATTCATAAAGATCTGTCTTTCTATAGTAAAGATATTCAAAATAATAATAAACTTCTTGAAAGCGCTTCCTATGCCTACCATGTACACTACAGTGGGCATAAATGTAACAATGTCTGAGGCAGAAAGGGAGCTGTCAGACGAATCAGACAGAATGATCGCAATATTAAGCGAGCTGAATATCATGATGGCCATAATAATATCAATGCTCCAAGCAGTAACAGGGGTCATAGATCTATTACTGACAAGCATGGATTCTATAGTAACAAATCTTGAGTCTTGCACTAGAGGTGGAACAAATGAACCTCACATGCAAATGCTAAAAGATATCAAGCAGACAGTTCAAAACATAAGATCTAGCAATGATGATGTTAAATCGTATATAGACAACTGTAGAAACAAAAAGAATAATAGCGATCTTTCATATTATAACTACACTATAAAAATACTCACCGAAGTAATAAATGACAAGGAAGTTCAGAGTATCACTATACCTAGAAGGTATGGAATAGCAGTAAATTCAGCTGGAATAGAAGTAGTATCTACCGACCCTACGTATGCTTCAGATGATAGTATAATAATATCAGAGGTCAAATTGCTTTTAAACTCAAAACATCTAATAAAATCAAATCCGAACGCGTTGTCTTTAGAAGAACAGGCCATCGTGGAAGAATCTTCAAATTTTTTGGTAGACGATACAACTCCTATGGATGACATCCCTATAGATAGCCCAACAGACCAGATAGATGCTCCAGACAACGAAGACGATAATAAAGGACTCGGAATCAACGCGTTCTTCAATAAACAGAAAGGTGGAAGGAAAATGAGAGAGAAAGTAAGAAAAATAATGAATCAGAGCAAACAAAAGCTAAATTCTGATCTACAAAACGTAAAAAAATAGTATTTATAGAATATGACAAAGTCGCAGTTATTTAGAAAAATGATCCGAGAAGAGGTACAAAAGGCTCTTCGTGAGGAAATGCCTAAGATACTTAGGGAGATCAAGTCTGTGCCAGAATCAAAGACTTCGTTGAAAGAGACAGTAGCGGACATGTACGGAGTGCCTTTAACGTTGAATCAACCAAAAAAGACGCCACAAAACAAACAAAACATGCCAGCTTTTGCAAACAACCAAGCTTTGAATAGCCTTTTGCAAGAAACTATGTTAAGCATGACCAGCGATGATGCTGCTGGATTTGGATACAACACAGAAGAACAGCATCCAGGAGTGGTATTTCAACCGAAAGAAGACAAAGTAGGTAGCGTAGATGACATGCTGGCAACTGCAAGAGGAGCTGGAAACATAGAGGCTGTACAAGTAAACGTGGTACCTGACTTTAGTGCTTTGATGGACAGATTACTAGAAAAAGGAGACATAAAGTAACATGGCATACAATCTGACCCAGATCCCTATAGCAGACCTAAAGCCGTCAATGGCGCTTGGTGTGGCGATACCGTTTCAAGCACCTGGAGCATTCACATCAGTCTATACGACATTAGAGCAGACAAAGTATAACATAATTAACTTTATGCTTACTGATCAGGGAGAGAGGCCGTTCAATCCAAACTTTGGAGCAGGGCTTAGATCTAGATTGTTTGAGCAGATAACTCAAGATGGACTTGACAGCCTAAAGCAGACAATATCCAACCAAATAGAGTTATACTTCTCAAATGTGATGGTAGATCAACTAAGCATCACTGGAAATCCAAACGACAATTCCATATCTATAATATTGACGTACACTCTAAAGAACATACAATCAAGCGACAGCTTAGTGCTAAAGATACAAAACGGATAAAAGATGGCAAATCAAACCATAGACATAAAATACATAAACAAGAACTTTTCTTCGTTTAAAAATGACCTGATAGAGTATGCACAAGCATACTATCCCACAGTCTACACTGATTTCAATCAGGCATCTCCAGGCACAATGTTCATTGAGATGGCATCTTATATAGGAGATGTTATGTCATTCTACTTAGACAACCAGATACAAGAAACGTTTGTTCAGTATGCAAAGCAACCAAACAATCTGTACACCCTTGCATACATGTTAGGTTACAGACCAAAGGTGACATCTGTAGCTTTAGTAGATCTAGATGTATACCAACAAGTCCCAGCAGTTACTGTAGGTGGTCTGCAGTATCCAGATTTTTCCTATGCCTTTACCATAAACGAAGGCATGCAAGTAAAATCTAACGTAAACTCTTCTGTGGTATTCTATGTTCCGGAAAAGGTAGATTTTACAACGTCCTCTTCTTTGAGTCCTACAGACGTAACAATATATACCGCTACTGGAACTGGAGTTCCGACTTCATATCTCCTAAAGAAAACTGTACAGGCAATATCTGGACAAATGAAGACTGCAAATTTCAGCTTTGGATCTGCTCAAAGGTTTAGCACAGTGTCAATAAACGACACGAACATAGTATCTATAGTATCTGCAAAAGATACTGCTGGAAACAACTGGTATGAAGTGCCTTATCTTGCCCAAGACTACATTCTTTTGAGATCTAACAATACGGCGTCTGATAATAACCAGGTACCTTACATGATACAAAAGACGTATGTTCCTGGAAGATTCACTTCTAGATTCAAATCAGATTCATCTCTCACCATAGAGTTTGGATCTGGAGTAAACAATGTAGCAGACACCGCAGTAGTGCCTGATCCAAACACAGTGAGTGTGGGCCTTACTCCAGGCGGGCTAAGCCAGATGTACACAGCATTTGATCCAACTAACTTTGTAACTACTCAGACTTACGGACTTGCTCCTCAAAACACCACTATAACAATATCATATCTAGTGGGCGGTGGTGCATCTGCAAATGTTTTGTCAAATCAACTTACAAGCGTAGGAAACTTTACGATCACAGGAAACTCAACCTACCAGAATACTGTAGTTACAAACAACCCAAATCCGGCATCTGGAGGAGGTGACGGAGATACGGTAGATGAGGTGAGGATGAACTCTATGGTCCAATTTGGAACACAATACAGAGCAGTGACGCAACAAGACTACCTTGCAAGAGCACTCAGCATGCCTGGAGATTTTGGGAAAGTATCTAAAGCATACATAACTAAAGATGACGTTACGTTTGGAAGCTATTTAGCAAATGATCCAGCTGACAGAGACCCAATACTCGTCAGTCTTTATGTTCTTGGGCTTGACATCAATGGAAATCTTGCAGCTCCTACTGAAAACCTGATAAGCAATTTACAGACGTATCTTCAAGATTATAGAATGCTGACTGATGCTATCAATATAAAACCTGGATACATCATCAACATAGGAGTCAACTTTGATATATCATTGAGACCTAACTACAACTCCCAAGATGTTCTTGCAAGAGCACTATCAGCAGTACAGGACTTTTTTAATACAGATAACTGGCAGATAAACCAACCAATAATACTAAGCAACCTATACTCAACGCTAGACTCAGTAGAAGGAGTTCAAACTGTAAAGAACGTGCAAATAGTGAATTTGACTGGTGTAGCAAACGGATACTCTCAATATAGCTATGACATACAAGCTGGAACATTTGACAATGTGATCTATCCATCTTTGGACCCAAGCATTTTTGAAGTAAAATACCTGAACACAGACATAAAAGGACGTGTTGTAACAATGTAAAATACCAACAATGGCAGTATATAAGATATTCGCTTCGGCAGATGCAACGCTATACTCAGCGTATCCTACACAGAACAC